AAAACTATTCTTTTGTAATTGCGCTTCTGTGTAAGATTTGTGGAACCAGTTACCAACGCCGTTAGGAGTCGATAAGGCTATGCATCCACCACCTGTAGCCAAGGTCATCTTAGCAGCAGTGTAGATGGTTTCAATGTTATCGATAAACGCGGCCTCATCAATCACTAGCAAAGATACGGCTTCCGAACGACCTGCGTCACCTGCTGCCGATACAGCTTTGATTTGAGAACCGTTTGTTAGCCTTAAACTTAATGCGTTGTTGGAAGTTGCGGCCGCTCCGATCTTCATCCAGTTTGGAAGGTTGTCGTAAGCAAATCTAACTTTTGTAACCATGTTCTTTGCTGTGTCCTGCTTGGTTGCAATTACAAGAACGTTCTTATCTTTTGAAAATATCATCAACCATAAAGAGTAAGCGGAAACTAGAGTAGAGATACCTAACTGTCTTGACTTGTTGATTATGGATTCTGGGTGTTTTTGAAATAGAGTTAGCACTTTCTCTTGAAACGGATAAAGATCGAACAGCATTCTACCCCTTTGTGGGTGCTGGATCATGTAGTACTTCTTCATGAAATACACCGGATCTTTAGCGCAAGTTATAAACTCGTGCTTAATTCTTTCTTTTATATCGATCTGACTGTCTGCCATTATTTATGCGTTACTGCAAGGCCCAAAATCAAGAAGCCCATTCCAAATTTAGCGAGCTTATTGATTTTATTTTTTCTATCCAATTTTTTAATATCGCCTTTCAAGCCTTCAACAATAATTTTATAGTTATCTTGTTGTTGAACTTGCTTTTGTATAATTGATTCGTAGTTGCCCTCTTTAGTTCTTAAGGTTACAATTACTTTATCTTTGCCATTTACAGTAGATTCTAGATTTGTAATTAAACTGTCTTGATTTAAAACAATATTCTTAGTTCTATCAAAATCAATTAAATCAACTACTACCGCTTTTGAAACTGGTAATGGCAATATGGTTGTGTCTTTGGTTTCTACTTTGTATTGCTCTGCGTATCTAACAACAAAAAAGCTGTCTACCTCGTGAGGTCTCATTTTGGCCGCGGCCTCTAATTCTGATTTGTCCTCTTTTAAAGCTTTGATATTATCTTTTAAAATGTTAGATTTAACGATTAGCACTTTGTTCTTGTACTCTTCGTCAATGATAGCGGTTTCTAAGCTATCGTTTTGACCGTGTAAGGAATCTATTTGAACTGCTAAAGAATCGATTGCGTGCTCGTAAGACTCTGTTTTGAATCTAATTTCACCGAATTCTTTAAAAATTAACCAAACACCGACCAATAAAAATAAGACGATAACGCCTTTAATTGCTACTTTCATAGTTTTCTAGTTTTCTAATAAATATGCCACTAAGCCTCTTCTGCCACAGAGTCATAGATGCGCTTTTTACTAATTAATAAAAATTGAGAATGGGACATTCTAAGTCCATTTATGTAGTATTCCTCTTTGCCGTCAGCGTAAATCATTGCGGGGCCTTTCAAATTGTGAGGTTTTCTATTCTGTCCGGGATCTTGAATGTAGTGGATTTTGATGCCATCGATAGTTTTCATGACACCGTACGTAATCTTTTTCATATAACCAATTTAATAAAAATCTTTGATAATTGTTAACTAAAGTCTATGGTGATATTGCAACACTAAAGCATTCTAAAGGCCAACCTCTTATTTTTTGGATTGTATATTGATAATGAGGATTCAAATTCAAATTCAGATGAAGAGAAACTCTTTAGGTTAAATCTAGCTGTATTCTGTTTAACGTTCATTGTTAAATATAATTGTTTAACTTCTGATTTGCTCATTATATCGGTTAAGGCTTTTTTATAAACTTTACTAGAGTTTAGGGAAGCCGCTACGTAATTAACCAATGGAGAAGTAATTACTCCATAATAAGCTTTAGGAGATATGTCTCTCCATCTTATAGGAAAACCAGGAGCTTTTTTAATAGCGGCAAAGAAAGGCACAAATTTCTTTTTTATGATGGCATCTTTTTGTTCGTCAGTAGTTGCTGTTTTTAAAATCTTATTAACATAATCGTTTATAGATTGTGCATCTATATTTTGAACTGGGACTTTTATAATTTGAGACAGTTTATCCATTCCGTCTAATTTTAATGCTTTTGCAATACTTAGAGGACCTTGAACTCCATCTTCACGTATAATAGTCGTAAGTAATTTGTATAACGATTTTTGTCCTGGTGTGGTAAGTTGTTCAGGCTTAATATTTTTTACTGTGTCTGTTATAGTTGCTGCTCCGCCTTTGTTGTATTTTGCAGATACGTTAAATCCGTCTAATTGAAAATCTGCTAAAGGATTGGCTTCGTCAGCTGGAAATATGATTCCAGATCCAGCGTTGACTACACTTTTTAATAAAGCAATTGCCCCTAAACATTCACCGAAATCTGATCCAACCATTCCAACGTCTTGTGGACTAACTTTAGTAAGTGCCTTTCTAGTTCTTTCGCTTAATGGTATTTGTTGATCGAATTTAGTAATTTCAGCGGTGTCTGCAAATTTACCTTTAGCTGCACCTTTTAATACATCATCAACTAAACTATCTAATAGTTCTTTAAGTGATTTATCATTAGTAACATTAGGTACATTTTTTTTAATCGTGTTAGCTAATGAGGTCGCATTTTTAAATTTACCGCTAGTAAGTCCTAATTTAACTGGGGTTAAAGCTTTTGTTTTTGTTGAAGCGCCTTCTTTTACTGTGCTTACTATAAACACCGCTTCTCCCTTTTTATAACCATTCGCAGCTTTAGTTAGCTGTACTTTATAAGTAGGATACGTACCTGATTTGGATTCACCTTGGTTTTTTTGAAATTCTTGTACTTTAAAAGCGTCTTTAGGTAATAATTTGCCTATTGCTTTTTCAATTAAAGCTTGAACATTCTTTGAAGTTTCAAAATTAGTTCTTAATACAGACCCTCTATTGCCTTTATTCTCTACTGATACTTTATATTTTGCATCAGAAAGGGCTTTTTGAATTGCCTTAAACAAATTTGGAGCAGTTAAAGTTGCTTCTTTAATCAAAGCTCTTAGTATAATTGATTCTGTTAGTGGTGCGTTGTCTGAGTCCTCTTCTTCTGCCGCAGGTGCCGTTTCAACTCCAGTTTGATCTCCGCCTCCGTTATTATTTCCGCCACTTAAACTACCGTCATCTTCGCCTTCTGGTCTTGTGCCTTGTTCTGCGCCTTCGGGACCTTTTGTTTTTAATGGACTTCCTTGTTGTAGTAATCTACTGATACCCTTCATAGATCTTTCTTTCTCACCAATACTAGATAAATAATGTCTCTTACCAGCTATTATTGCTTCGTAAACGTTATCGCCCATGTAAGATAAATAAAAGAATTGACTGTTATGTAAAACAATTTTAAAAGTAGTTGGCTTAGGAGACTGGATGAATATTGCAGTAATGTATTCTTTGAAATCTGGAGTCATTAATTCTGCTAATAACTCGTTCAATGTGTGGTACTTCTTTAGAATAAAGCCCATAGGATCTTTATCGAAAGCAGAATCAGGTTTGTCTTCTTTTTCGTTAGCTCTGTCGTCAGCTTTTTCTTCAGCGTCGTTTTTCTCTACTTCTTTTTCGTTAGTTTCTTTCTCGTCGCCTTCAGCTTCTAAAAGAATTGCTTTTAGTATGTCTAAGTCTTTATTCATTATGATAACAGTGTGTGATATTCTTTGAAATGTTTTATTCTATCAGGTAATCCTATAGTTCCACCATTCACTCTCTTTGTAATAGAAGTAACTACTGCATCAGTAGCACCGCCATCAGCCATTATGTGTAATTTATTCTTATTGAAAAACCATGCAGCTGATAACAAAGCGTATTTGTCAGCAACCAATGTTGGGTTAGTTGCAATGTCTTCGTTGATTGATTTTCCAAATGCCGTGTAGTTGTCTTTACCGGTTAACTGTATGTAACCGCGACCACAATATTTAGCGCCATCTCCAGTTGACTCTGCGCCGTTACCCATTCTACCTCCATAAACTTTATTAGCAATTTTCTCAGGTTTTCTTTCATAAGGCAAAGCTGATTCTAATGTTGGAAAGTACTTCTTAAAAATACCATTCAAACCTTTGGCCGAATAGTTTAAGTTTTCTTTTGTCAATCTAAATCCACCAGATTCATGACCGCATTGAGCCAAGAAATGAGCCAATCTTAATGGAGTATTGATTTGGAATTTCTCCATTACTCCAGGAATTTGTTCAATTACTTTGTCTGGTATGTGACCTTTTAATTTATCTAGATTCATGCTTATAATTATTTCTTTTTAGCTTCTAAGTTACCGCTTGCCATTTGCATCGGTCCTTGAGCTCCTCTAAAAGGTCCAGCTGCTTGACCATTTTTAGTATATCCAAACTTATCAACGCCTTTATTTTCCATTTGAGGTTGTTGATCTGGAATTTCATTGTTTTCGCTATCTTCGTATTCGTAGTATCCGTCGTTTGCTTGACTAATATAATTGTCAGCGTTTGTAATATGGTCTTGAACCCAAGCTGGAATATCGATCTCTTCGTCTCCCATTTTATTCATTAGTGCGCTAGCATTGCTTACAATATTTTGTAAACTGGCTTTTGCCATTGAAACTTCGTGATCCATTCCTTCAGAGTATGCGTCTTGGTCGTCTTTAACTGGTCCATCAATAAGAGACGATGGTAAAGAAGTAGCATCGCCGTCTTCTTCCATATATCCACATTCTGAACACATTTTATCTTCGTACATCATAGCTGCTCCACACTCTTTACATATATTATTTCTAGAATCCATTGCTGTCATCTCAGATCTTGATAATGATGGCATTGTTTCCATTGGTCTCTCTTCGTTACCAAATTTAACGCCTTCTTTCTTAGGCGCTTGGCTTTTGAACTCAGTTTTCATGTTTTTTTCAATAGCATTACCTCTTTTCTTTTCCCAAGAAGAGATTTCTTTATCTTTATCTAAGTCAGCTAAGTTTGGCTTCTTTAATCCTGAATTTTTGTAAGAGATTTCGGCTACTGCCTCTTTAAGAATGTCTTTAAGTTTCATTATTTAGTATTTTTATTAATATCTTTAGCTGCGGTAACTGCTTGCTTAAATGCTTTCGTACCTTTTCTAGCCGGTTTTTCTCCTCTTGCTCTTTTCGCTCTAATATTTGCCCACAACCCTGGTCTTTCTGCGTTTTCTTCTACTTCGATTCCTAATTCGTCTCTAAATTGACTGAATTCGTTATAATCTAATCCGCTTAATTCAGCTTCTACTTCGTCTTTAGATCTTGTCTTTTGACCTGGAAATAAAACGCTAGAAACCTTTTGAGGATTCTGATCGTATAAATCCAAAACAGACGCGATTGTCATCGAGCCCATTTCTAATAGTATGTCTTTTAATTTTATCATAATTTTACCATGCTTTACAAGACCAATAATTTGCTTTCCATTTTGGTCCGGGTCTATCACAACCGTGTCTTGCTCTATAAGATTTTCTATGTTTAGGTAGATGCTTTTTAATTGCAACTCCTTTTTGACCAAAATTTACTTTAACGACATTGCCTTTTTCGTTCTTAACGTATACTGATCTCTTTTTAGGTCCATCAGGAGTTAAAAATGGCTTATTAAGAGTAACAGTTCTACCTTGATACTTAGCTTCTTGTAAGCCTTCAATAATCTCAGTAAGAATATCACCTAATTTAATCACTATCTTAAATTTTCTAATTTGTACTTAGTTGTTTCTAATAAATCTACGATCTCATCGATTTGATTTTGTACGTAAGAGTCTTGAGGTAGTCTTTGTCTTACAGCTTCTACGTATTTAACCAAAGCTTGGAAGTAGATTAACGGTTTGTTGTCTTCTCTAACTGCAAATTCTAGATTGTAACCTCTAATAATACCGTTACGGCCTTGAATAGACTCAACCAATCCGTCTATTTTCTTAACAATCTTATCGTAGTATTCGTTTAAGGCTTCGTGAACTGCATTAGAGCCTTCTCCAACTGCTTGCCAATGATATACGTGAGCTTGTTGACGGCTATTTAATAGATTAGATATGAATTTTGCGACTTCTTCCATTTATTATCTGTCGTTATTTAGTGAAAAATTTCCGCTTTTCTTTGGTACTGCTGGCATAGCAGGCGCAGCGTATTTGTTATCGCTTGATTTTTTTGTAGGAACTACAGGCATCGCCGGTTTTCCGCCTACATTTTTAGTGGAATTATCTAACGCTAGTTGTGCTTTACCGATAGCCAATGCAATTTCTCCTGCAGATGCTTTTGATAGAATGGTATTAATTAATTTTTCAATACCGGCGATTTCTTTTGAAGACATGCCTGGTGTAGTTGGTAAATTCTGTGCTAATTGTCTAAACACCTTCGCCAATCCACTGGTGCTTGTAGAAGACTTATCTTCATTTTCTTTAATTGTTTCTTTATCTTTCTTGTCTTCTTTCGCTTTCTTTGATCTTTCTACTTTTTCAAGCTTACTCATCAAATCGTCGATCTTAGTAGCTAACATAGCGATCTTGTCTTTGTGCTGTGATGCGTTCTTAGGATCTTCTTTGGCCATGTCTACGTGTTCCTTTCTTTTCTTCTCTAAAGAGTCGATAGCAGAAGAGATCTTGCCTGTTACAGCGCCTTTCTTTTCTTCTAAAGCTTCCATCTTAGCGCAATACTCTTCGTAAAGCGTTTCAGCGATAGCCATTGCTTGATCTTGGTCTGGAAATACTCCATGAACTTGATCCGCTTGATCTTGTGCGCCTTGTAAAGGGTCTAATGGAGCTACTAAAGAGCTAGCGTTACAGCCATCGAAAGGCTTTTTAACCATATATAGAGTGTCTATTGCTCCGTCTACGTTTTCTTTCTTAACTTTACTAGGAAGTCCTTTGTGTTTTGTTGCTGCGAAGTCTGTCGCTGATGATGGTTTCATTTGTTTTGCTACGTTTTGTGCTTTTTTGGATACCTCTGATGGTTTTACCGTTCCTTTTTGTAATCCGTGAACGATTCCCATGAATTTTTGTTGCTTTTTAGATACCGCTGGCATTTATAAAAATTTTATTAATAAATATCGGTGTTTTTCATCTCTTGTAATCTTGTCTTGATCTCTTCGTACATCTTTGTCTTGTCTCCGCCTCCCCAACTTTCTATTTCCCCAGATTCTGAAACAAAGGAGTCTTTTTCTTGATACCACGAGTCTACAGCCTTTTCGAAGTCAACCAGATTTGCCAATGCGTTTGATTTAACGATGCCTTTCTCGTACTGTTCCCATTTACCGTCCAATTTAATCTTGGCCTCCATATTAACTACACAGTGCAAACACATATTGTGGATTGCATACATTTTTTTGTTTGTTTCTGTGATCTTCATGTGTTTACCACAGTTGGGGCAGGCTATTGGCATTACCACCAATCTTTTTATGCCGTCTAGCTTGGTAACATTCTGCTTAATTCCGCTCTTTATAGTCCAGGTGCGTCCATCTTCTTCCCAAACGTCTCCTTCTGTGTGATCTGTATGTTTCCTTTCCCAACCTGCAAGAGTCTGCGTAGCAGCTCCTGTGTTGCCAGAGATAATGTTCCTCATTCTTTGAACATCTTTCTTGCCAAACTCTTTCTTCAAAACCGATTTTTCCATCTTACTTTTGTTTTAAGTTAACTACCCAAACGGTAGGATTTATTTTATTTTTGACCAATCCTGCTAATCTAGTGTTGCCTCCTATTAAATCGTATTTTTTACTAGAAAATTTAACTACTATTGGCATTTCTATCATGCCTTTATCGAAAGCCTTTTGAAATCTATCTTTTTTTTCTTTCTCTAAGCCACTAAATTTTAAATCTACATTACCTAAAACTTTTTTTATGGTAGAGTATTTCATTCTACGGCCTTTGCTAGCTAGTTTTATCCACTCTTTCTTCCCCATTTCTTTAAATTCTGGGTATCTTTTGGCCTCGTTCCACTCAATGTCTAAATTAGGCTTCTTATAAGTTAATCTTTTTTTAGTTAACTTTTTTTTTACTTCCATTAAAAGATCCATAAGTTTTAAACTCTGGGATTCGTATATCTCCTCTCGTTCTTTGCCAAAGTCTCTCATTAGGATTCCAGCTTTTACGTTAGCTTCGTTTTCTATATCAGATCCTGTTTGACCACTATCATTTTTTAATTTGCCCAACTCGTTTTGTTTGTGGTGTACTAGTTCGTGTGCAAGAGTTCTAAGCACGTCGGCTAAGTTTCTATTTCTCATGTAAACAGTCACGTCTCTTTCTCCATTTCTATACCTACCAAAGCTGTGCATATTAGTCGCCCACTGTCTATCAAAAACAAATTTTATCTTTGGTAGATTCTTTATATCTAAAGCATTCTCGCAGTATTCCACGAAATCTTGTAGTAATGCTATCTTTTCTTTAGGTGTCATATTATTTTCCAAAAGCGGTTTGAAGACCTCTTAATATAAAGGATCCAGTTATTTTATATGGCTTATCGTAAACTGCTTTGTCCCTTACTACTATTCCCTCTTGATCTTTAACGTCTCCAAGTGGTGAAGTCATTGAGTCCAAGATAACGTCGCCTAAGTACATTGTAGCATTGTATATTACAAACGAATCTATTGCTATTTGAGCGTCTTTCATGTCTGCAACCAATTGATCAACAGGTTTTCCGTCCATGATCCACACAAATACTTGCTTGCTTAAAGCGTCAACAGTTTTACCGTCTTTTAATTTCAATTTCATGCCCTTTGTGTTCTTAGCTTTGCTCAACCAATCGTTCAATGACTTGGTTTCTTTCTTTCCTTTACTTAAAACTACTGTATAGCTCTTAGATAAAGCTGAAGAGAAGTTCGGTTTGCCTTTTAACTTAGCCGGTATTTCTCCCATTACTTCGAATCCGTACTTCTTTGCTATTGGTGTCATCTTCTCTATCAAAGATTGCAATGCTTTCTTGTCGTAAGGGATTTCTTTAGTCACTCTTTTAGTTGGACTAACTCTATCTATCTGTAAAAGATTGTGTATTGCTAAGAAGTTACTCTCGTACTCTTGTACATTTGATTTTCCTTCTACGTATTCTATATTAAATAGGATATTTGGATTCTTTAACATGCCCAACTTAGCTAAATCTCCTTTAATAGCAGGTAATGCCTTGTTGAATATCTCTAAAACTTTACCGCCGATCTTAATCATGCCGTGTCCTTCGCCAAATCTATCAGTTAGGTCTTTAGAAGTAACGCCTTTAACGTCTAGCGGCTTATTAGATCCTCTGTCCATTGCAAATTGTACTTTGCCGTCGATCTTTGCTAATCTAATAGAAGCGTTTATGCCATCTATTTTAACTGGGACGGGTTTCTTTGTTAAACTTACTGCGGTCTTGTTAAAAACGTCTACAAGATCTTTACCAGTTTTTACAGAAGGAATATCGAAAGGGTGTGCCATGTGTCCAGCAGCTCCGCCTTCGTTTAATAAATTGTAAACTAGATATTCTAATATAAGAGATTTCTCAAAGCTAACAGATTCTTTTAGACTATTAGATTGAGAGAACTTTTTTTTCAACATTTCTGCAATTTTAGGATCGTACCAACCAAAGATATCGGTAAATAATTTTTTGTATTGTTCTGGTGTGGATTTTGAAGATAAGGCTTGTCTAATAGTAGTGCCGCTCATCTCTCCGAATCCTGTAATTTTAAAAGAAGTGTGAGGAGCAACGATCATATAGCCGTGTTGTATGTAGCCTTCCATCTTCATTCCAGGTTTGTACTCCTGAAAATAAGAATCTCCACCGTCTTTCTTTTTGCCTATCTTAAAGCGAGGATCTTCCTTCATATCTTTCTCTCCAACCATAAAAACTAGCGCTGTAGTCTTTGGATCGTACTTTTGTGTGATCTCTTCTGCCTTGTACGGATTTTTTACTTGAACTAGGTTGCTGCCAAGTCCGTACTTGCTTATAATCTCTTGCTTTTCTTTGAAGTTAAGAGGGCTTTTAGGGAGATTCACTACATCTGAGGTAGCTATATAAG